TTCTAATAAATAACTGAAAGTAATCCTCTCTACTTAATTCATTACACTCATCTATAAATAAGTAATCTCTTGCACTACCCTTTCTCTTTTCACTACTATCAATTGACATAAACTCTACCATACTACCATTGTCAAAACTATATATGTGTTCAGTTGCAGACCAGTTATCATCAGACCATATCCCTAAGTCTTTCAGTATTGTTTGCCAGTCTCTCATAATACTCACACGCATAGATGGGAATGACTTTCTTACTACTGATACTACTATGTTAGGCTCCATTAAACAATGCACTAATATCCATTGTAGAGCAGAATATGATTTACTGCTTCTAGTTCCACCTTGGAGAATACAAATCTTCTTGCTATCCTCAATATCCCTATATGTCTTTGATGTGGTTATGTTTAGTTCCATCTACTATGTTTAGGTTGATTGATTGTATCTTTGCATTGACTTCCATTGTTCCACTTATATCCATTGACCTCATCTTAGGCATTGTGTATTCCATTAACTTCATTGCTAACTCCATTGCCTTCTCTGGGTTTTTCTTTTTTATCTCAAGTAAGTCTTGCTGTATTGTAGATAGTGTATTGTTTACCGCACGAGCAATAGTTAATTTCATTTCCTCCGTGCTTCTATTTAATGCACCTGGCTTTCTACCACCTAATTTATTTCCTTTTTCAAACTTTGCCATAATTGTTTTTCGTCCGTTATTTATTCGGTCTCTACATCTTTAACACCACCTTGCATCTTTTGTAGTTGAAGCATTGTCTGTTCCTCTACCATCTCATTATACTTTCGTTTCATTTCTTCTATCTCTTCTGGTTTGAATTGTGCTAATAGAATTTCAGCTAATCCTTTCATTGGGTCTTCTTGTTCCATATATTTAATTTTTATTTAGTTATTAATTGTTTCCAATCTTTTACTAATGGTTTAACGAATATCATCTTTGGTTCACTCTCTGTTACTCTATATTGTTTACCATCTTTTGCATATTTAGCTATCGCTGCTTTTGGGTCTGTCCTTGCTAATATACCTCTTGCATCATTTACTCCTCTCTTTGCCCATAATCCTATTGGAGATTTTGATATACTTGTTCCGCTTGTTTCACCTACATGTGTCCAATTGTCTGCTAAGTAAACTGCACCTCTTCTATTTTCATTCTTTAATACATAGGTTTCCATTAGTAATAAGTCATCACCATATCTTTCTTTCCATCTCTTTGCACCTTCTATTCTAATCATCTTTAATACTCTGCTACCTAAGTTCTTTATACCACTATCTGGCTTTAGACAGAAACGATAGTTATTTGCCATTGAGTTAGATAGTTTTATTCTTTGTTCTTTATTCCAACCTATCCATCTATCTCTATCTCCTACACATAATACACAACTACTTATTCCTATTGCACCTATTAGTTCTGCACCATTCCATATCAACCAATTTATTCTGCGTTGTGGTACTACCTTATACTTTACATACGAATGATACTGATTGATAAAGTTTGCAAACATCTTTGTCTTTTCTGGTGTATTACATTCATCTATTGTAATATCTGTATTATTATATTCAAAAAAACTACTCATATTATTATTTCATATCCATACATGCGAACTGTTCTTCCATCTGCATCTACTATTACTAACATACCCGCTTTCCAATTACCTCTTATCATTATTTGCTTATCCTTTATCCAACTCCAGTCAAAGTTAAGATGCACATACTTATAATCTATCTTAGTACTCATAATAGTCATGATGGCTTGGATAATCCTTAGTAATAGTTTTTCTACTCTTTATTGCTTTAGCTTCTTTAGTTTCTTTATCTCTTCTATCGTTTATCCATTTCATTAAGACTACATCATTAAGCACTTCATCTAATCTTTCCTTAAAGTATGCCTGCCATTCACTTCTTACTTTCATCTTATGTAGTTTAGTACGAAGAGGATAAAACCTTTGTTTGTAATTATGGTTCTTTCCTTGATATGGATAAGGAAGTTTCTTTTCATACCTACTTCTTTTCTTTTGTTCAGTTATCTTTTGTGCAGCATTAATACATTCATTACATCTATACCTTGGTTTAATAGTATAGAACTCTTTATCACAATGTTTACATATTCTTTGCTCACCATTAACATAGTCAAACTTTCTATTCCATAATCCTGCCATATAACTTATTGAAATGGGTTATCTAATACATCTTTAAGATATCTTCTTACTTTCTTTACTGCTAAGAATGTTGTTGACTTGCTGATACCTATCTTATTACTTACATCATCAAGCGTGTCCGGCGACATCCAATATAATTCAAATATACGGGCGGATGGCCACATCTTTGTTATCTCTAACTTCTTTAACTCACTTATCACTTCTTCATGTGCTCTTTGTATTGCTAAGTCTCTTTCTACATCATAAGGAGTATCAACTTCATTATCTACTACTTCATTAACATAAGTAGTTCTGTTTAGTTTCTTAGTTTTGTTTATATACCTATGACGAAGAAACTTACTACAATACTTTAAGTTATATGAATTAGGGCCCCAAAATAGTTTTACATTTTGTTTCTTATGTAGATATTCATAAAGTTCCATTACAACATCTTCCGATGAAGCTTTGTTCTTAGTAATCTTATTAGCAACCTGAATTAACCAACTATGACTTTCGTTAAATAGATTAGTCAATCTTCTTTCACATTCTAATTGGATACTACCTGTTACTTCCATGTTAAAAGTTTTCACCTCTTTCTCTTAACCAAAGTCTTAAATGTTGAATTGCTTCACCCCAATATCTTCCTGCACTTCCACAAGTACAAGGTTGTCTTTCACTCATACCTCTAGTTGCATTATATAAATTCCAAATAAAAGGTGCATCGTGTTCAGGTAAATGAGAAGTTACTTTAGACATAACATCTAGTAATTTTTTATAATCTTCTTCCGATAATGGTGCAAACTTATTTTCCATATTATTTAATTTGCTTTAACTTAGGCATTTTTAATTCTACTTCTTTAGGTTGTTGTCTATTAGGTATGTCCAACGGGTTATTAGTATTTAAGAAAGGTTTCAATGCTTCGATATGAGGATGGTCACCTGGGAATGCAATTGACATTGCCGCTAAGATTAATACTAAATCATTGACTGAGTTTAACTTACTAAAGTCGATAAGGTAAAGTTTGTTTGGGTCTACTAATTGTGCTCCATCTAATGTTGCTTTTGTTGCTTGTTGAAATTCCATTGTTTGTTTTTTGTTTGTTAAAATATTTTTATTTGATTACACTTACCATCGTATTCTTTATCTGTTAATCTATTCAACCATTCTTTTCGTTCACAACAACCACATGAGTTATATCCCAACAGGCGTGCAATAGATAGGGCTAATTTCTCACCAAATCCAAAAGTGATAACATGTATCAATGCCTCTGTGTAGTCTCCTAATTTAATCCATTTCATATATTAACGATAATAAGGGTGATTGGGTGATGCTGCACCATAAAGAACACCATTCGCAACACCGTGTTGTTTGTTTTGTAAATCAGTTGCTAACTCTAAATTATCTAAATGATTATTTGTTTTATCATCTACTTCTTTATGATTTATTTGTAATCCATAAGGTATAACTCCATTCCAACATTCAAAAGTTAATCTGTGACATAGATACATTTTCTGTTTACCTTTTATAGAAATATTAAGTTGATGATATCCTCTAGGGTGTTTTACTTTTTTTAATTGTTTAATTTTACCAAACTTAAGAGAATAAATATTACCTTCAATGTCCGAAGCGTAATCTGTAAATACTGGGTGTTGTTTTAATTGATTAGTCATTTTTAATTGTTTTTTGTTAGTAGTAATATACGAATAATTACTGATATTACCAACTATATATATCATTTTTATTTTCAAACGCATAAAAAAGCCAGAGGAAATGACAGTAACCCCTGGCTATATAATATGTTGATAGGAACTTCGTATGTAATGCCAAAAGGCGATGAAGCATTGTTTAATCCTATCTTTTCTAATAACATATCAATAATGTAATATAGTTAAATTATTTCACTTCTCCAAATAAATTATCAAACTGATGCATCATTTGTTTTTGTTCTTTATCTAAACTACCTGTAATAACATCTGCTAATATATCTTGTCTTTCAGCTTTAGTTCCAGTTACAAGTTCTAGTTCAAGAGTATCAGCTACAGTTCCAGTTACAGTTACAGTTCCAGTATGGTTTTCCATATGGGAGTTCATATCAACTTTCATATCTTTTT